TTGCGTTATTCCAGAAATTGAATTGTAATGCTATTATCTGATTTGAAATTATACGTACTTAACATCTTTTCTTTTGCAGTGTCATTTAGTGATATTGATGTTGCAATGAAATTCATTCTATTATCCCTTTCCATTTGGTACACAATCGAAAGGTTGATTAAATTAAGAAAAGAAAATAAGGATGAGCCGGAAGGAAAAGATTGACCTTATCCTATCCAAATGGGTAAGCCGCAAATTAACCGTTTTTGTAGTGGCATCCATTGGGTTGTTTGTTGGTTCTGTTAGGTCTGAAGACTGGGTGGTTATTTCAACCGCTTACATTGCAATTGAAGGGGTCACTAACATTGTAGAAAGGTTGCGCAAATGATGACCACAAATGAGATCGTAAAGAAGTACGGCAAGCCCAATGAAACCGGTGAAGGTTATTTGACAACAATTTTATTACCTTATCCTATGAAATTAGCGTGGGACTTAGATACTAAAGTTTCCAAAATGAGATGCCACAAGTTAGCAGCAGAACCATTTCTAAACGTGTTTAATGATTTACTTGCCGAGTACGGTTCAAAGGAAATAGAAAGGCTTGGAATTGATTTATTCGGGGGTTGTTTTAATTACCGCAAAATGAGGGGTGGAACAAGTTGGTCAACACACGCATGGGCCATTGCCATTGACCTTGATCCTGCAAGAAACAAGTTAAAAGAAACCGCTAAAACTGCAAGATTTGCACGGCCCGAATATCAACCAATGATAGATATATTTTACCGGCATGGTTTTATTAGTCTGGGAATAGAAAAGGGATACGATTGGATGCACTTTGAACTAAGAAAATAAACACAAACACACACATAAACATGAGCCAATACGATATAACCTTTAAAGCCTTCTCGCAGAATCCAAGACAACTGAACGAGTTCAGAAAGGATTACTATGTTAGAATAAGTAAAATTGTAGGCAAATCACCACTAACAATTAAAGACCATTTTACACTTTACAAATCAAAGGTAAACGATTACTGTGAAGATGCCGGTGTTGCAACCAAAGATGTAAAACATGGCTGGGTTAAAACAAAAGATACTTCTTTATTCTTCACCAATCCAGATTATGAAGGTGCGGTTTCATACGACAAAATTCGTGACAAATTAATTGCAGAACTAAAAAACTATTCCCCAAAGTACCCTACAATTAAAAGGAACAAATCAAAAGATGGTCACCTATTAGTCATTGATCCTGCTGACGTTCACATTGGGAAATTATGTGAAGCATTTGAGACTGGTGAAGACTATGATACAAACATAGCCGTTAAACGCGTTTTAGAGGGGGTACAAGGCATCATTGATAAGTCACAAGGGTATAACATAGATAAGATACTTTTTATTGGTGGTAACGATATTTTGCATATCGATAGTCCAAGAAGACAAACCACAAGCGGAACACCTCAGGACACAGATGGAATGTGGTATAGTAATTTTCTAAAAGCTAAACAAGTGTATGTAGATGTTTTGCAAATGTTGATTCCGGTGGCTGATGTACATTTCACTTTTAATCCCAGTAACCACGATTACCAAAGTGGTTTTTTCTTGGCCGACTGCATCAGTTCATGGTTCAGGAATAACAAAAATATCACATTTGATTGCTCAATTGCACACCGAAAGTATTTTGCTTATGGTACATCATTAATTGGAACAACACACGGCGATGGTGCGAAGGCGCAGGATCTTCCGTTACTTATGGCAGTGGAATGTAATGATTGGGGAACAACCAAACACCGGTACGTATATACACACCACGTGCATCACAAGACCTCAAAAGATTATCAAGGTGTGACAGTTGAATCATTAAGGTCACCAAGTGGAACGGACTCATGGCATCATCGGAACGGATACCAACATGCACCCAAAGCAATTGAGGGTTTTCTTCATTCAAAAGAACACGGCCAGATCGCAAGGTTTACACATTTGTTCTGAGATAATCTGCATGAATTTTGACGGATATTTCATGCAGCTAAAAAATGCACAATATATTGGTAAGGTTTATTGTGCAAAATTAAGTATCATAATTACGACATTGTCCGAATTAATACCCTTAATGCGTCATATATGCGACATTAAAGCATATAAAAGAGCGTTTTACTACACTTTAAGATGCAAATACGTATAATACCGAATAAATAAGTATCAAAAGAGCATTTTACTGCACTTATAAACAAAAAAGCGGCTACCAGATTAATCCGATAACCGCATGGTTTGTTGCTCAATGATTAACTTTAAAGTTTAATTTTTTTATTCTTTTTTATACTTATCAGTTCAAGAAGGGAAATAAACCCAACTAAAAACGTAATGCCTGCATACACTGGTTCATCAACAAGTGAAACCATAAAGCCCAACGGCATCATCATTGTGCCTACTCTTAAAATCATTTCTTTTAATTCTTTCATAGTTCAAAAGTAATATTAAAACTATATGCAATGTCATTAGACTCATTCTAAATAACTATTCTTGTTTTATCTTTGCGTTTATTAGCTGAATAATACAACTATAATCACGTTGCGTTTTTTTGTCAAACCCTAAAAAGTTTTGTATATTTTGACGGCCATGTATAACACTGGAATGATCGCGGCCACATAGGTATGCACCTATCTCTGTAAGGGCTATGTTGGGCATATATTGCTTTGAAAGGTAAGCGAACATGTGGCGAGGGGTTACAAACTTTCTCTTCCTGCATGGGCCTTTTATCATTTCTTGTTCTTGTTGATAGTAGAATGATACTACATCCATAAGCAAATCAAAGGTTATTTCATGGCCATTTGCAAGTCTCATGTACTGGTTGTTTTGGTGTTCAATGTTGTGTTTTTCCCTTAATTGTATTATTTTTTCGTGCATGTAGCCATTCTTTTTTAATCTGGTTTCGCACTCGTTTATGTAAATTCCCATTGAGGTGAGCAGTTGTTTATGGTGGCTTAGTTCTTTTTTTATATCTCGTAAATTCATAGGTATTCTTTATTTCTGTTTATTTCTTTATCAATTGCAAAGTGGTTCAATAGATATTCTTCGCTTGTTGGGATGTATGTGTTTAATTCTTTGGCGGCTTTGGTTCTTATGTAGTCAATAAATTGCGTCATAATAAGACTGTCAAGGTCTGCGCTACTCATTAAGTACTTCTTACCTTTCTTTTCATAGATAAGGCCGTAGTCACGTTTTAAATCCGTTTTAGCTTCTTCCAGTGTACTTCCGTATGCAATTGCGTACAATGTCACCACAACGTGAAAGTATTTGTTTTGTGATAATGATCGTTTCTGTTTGATTTCTTTCAATTCAATCTTCTTACCTGATGCAATCAAGGCCGCAAACTTAATTTGGGCCTTGTTAACATCGTAATTATTGGAAAGGTCAAAGGTCATTAACTGATACTATTTTGCCAACGCTTTGAACGTCGTCACCTTCTTCAATCCATAAATCTTTTGAATTTTCTAATCTTAATTGTATCTGGTAATTTACACCTTTAATTTGCATTTCGCCTATTGGCATTGTTTTAGATGTGCCAATTATTATGCCATCTCTTTCTATTCTATATGCTAAGATATCAATCCAATCCATCTCGCTTAATTCTTGTTTTGTTTTATTTTTCATTTTTGTCTTATCAATAACGAATCTTTTGTGTAGCTTACTTTTGGCAGTTCAATTTCTTCACCATCTTCATCAGCCATTTGAATCTTACCTTTTAATTTCAACACATTCTTCAAATCATTTTCAAGATCCTTTCGTGCATTATCTAATTGTTGCCATTGTTGTATGTGCTTGAAATCATACATTGTCCTGCCGTTTCTTTTCTCAAATTCAAACCCTTCCAACTCAAAGCGCGGTTCATATAAATCTGCTTCATCTTGGGCCAACTCTTCCATTTCTTTTACTAACTTAGTGTAGTGATTTAGAATGGTTTTTGCGCGTGCATAAGCAACCAGTGTATTTTGGTTGCCATTAAATGCATCTTCGTGTAATTTGTCAATCATTAGAATGGTATTTCATCTGATTCATCAACTGGTATTTCATTGGGCTTTGACATGGCCTTGAATTCTTCACTTGAAACTATCTTATCTTTTAAGAAGTCAGGAAGTGAATTAAAAACATCTTCATTGAAGTCATCAAAGGCAAGTACTTGGTCAGCGTTTATTTGCTCTGGGCATTCCATACCCTTTGGAAGTAAGTTCACACCGGTCAAGTTTGCATAGGTGTTGCCATTCTTTGCTACCTTATGACTTATTGAAATCAAACAAGGTTTGCCAATTAGTGCGGTGACATCAAACGATAAAGCCTCTTTTTCTGTAAATGCTTTGCCGCGCCAAGATTCAAGGAACTGGCGAAGGGTTGATTTCTCATGCATAGAAAGGGTAAATTCCTTACTAATCACAAGAGGTTGTTCACCATTTTCTTCTTTGAAAACTTTGGTTTCAGTGGGTAACTCCCATGTGATCCTTACCTTGTTTAGTTTCTTTACTACACCTTGAATGTTTTCTTCATTGGTGCCTAATTGAATCATTGAGTAACATCGTGCTGCATAACTGCCGGCTGCGATTGGTTCACGATCAAATGATGTTGCGGTGTTGGTTGCAATAATTGCCATAATTTTTAATTGTTTATTTGTTTATTTATTTGTGAAAATTCGTTTTTGAAAAGTCTAATTATTTCTTCTCTTGTTCCTTGATCCATTCGTACAAGCCTGCCAAGTAAAGCATTGTTTACTGTTTGAGGGTGTATGCCTAATTGGTCTGCAATTCGTTTCTGAATACCTCTGAATGGTTTCTTTCGGGTTTGTTCTAATATATCTTTCATTGTGTATTTATTTTATCTTGAGTATTTTACTTTTCTTTTTCCACCTTCCTGCAAGTATTGCAGCATATTTTCTGCATTGCAATAATCATAGAATTCCAAGTCTCGTTTGATTGAATCGTGTCCATAGCTGCTGAATGGATTATATTCATCATCTTCTTGGTGGTGCAGGTCATTGTCAACAATCCAGTCAATGAACTCACCAATTTCAACCGCAACATCTAACAGAATGCGCATGTCGTGGTTGTCTTCAATGCAACAGATAATGTATTGCTCATCATCGTGGTACTTGCTGAAGGTAGTGACAATATAGGCACCATCAACATGTGGAATTGTCTCAGCCACAAGCAAGCAATTAATTAATGACATATCACGCGAACGATTAAAGTCATTTTCAAGGTTGTGTAGTTCGTTATTCATTGGTTTAGTTTGTTATATTAATGCAAATCTAATTATTAAACTATATGCAATGTACACTTTTTACTATTTATAACCAATCAAAATAAGATAATTCTTTTTGGTAGATTCCTAAATACTCATTCATGCGGTTACGTTCTGCAATCCTTTCTTCTGGGGATCTCATAACCTTATCAACTGTTTTAATGTAGTCATTTAATCTTAGATTCAAATCTTTCAGGTCATTCACGTTTAATTTAATCAATGGGTGTTTAGGCAATGATTCAATCCAGTTTAAATAATCAATCCCAAACGTATCAATTAAGCCTTCACGGTACCTCTTATCATCACCACCTTTGTATGAATTGGAATGCCGTGACTGTTGAAATATGTTGTGTGCGTGGAATGCAAGTGTTGGGTGTGCCAATCTTCCATAGTAATGACCCGCATCATTAATGGCTGAATGCTTACCGGATGCAATGCACTTTTGGCCGTGATCTATTAAGCGTATTATTTTGTTAATTTTCACCTGCACATCCTTTTGCCAGTCTGAGCGTGTTTTTAATAGTTCTTTGTTCTTAGTCTTTAATTCTGTCTTGATTTTTCGAATATTTGTGACATGTTTTAAAGCGTGTTTGTACAACTGTTCTTTACCTTCTGGCGTTGTTTTAAGCCAACTATCATAACAAGTTGAACATAGTCCATATGTCCTTACTAATACAAGCCCACCACATCCTTCAAAGTTGATTGCTTTATTTTGGCCTTTGCATTTCTTTTCTTTTAATCTCATTAAACTACTTAATATAAATAATAAACCCTTCAAACACCATTGCAACAATGGCCCATGATAATACCTTTCTTGTCCGTCTTAGTTTAACTATCTTGTCACGTGTATCTGCGGCAGAATTTTTAAGCATTTGTGTTTTAAGGTCTAAACTCTTTTTGTACTGGGTGCTGATTTGTTTTTGATCATTCAATTCATAAAGTTCTAATATACGCAAAGAATCACATAATTGAAGTTCACGATATAAAGTGTTTAATCTTATGTTATCGGCTTTGTATAGTTCAACCGGTGTGTGAATGCTATCTTGAATACAGATAGAAGTCAATGGAATTTCTGAGGTTTGCGCGGATGCTAATTTGGCCACTGTCAGAAGTGCGAGAAATAATACTTGTTTCATATTGGATTTTTGTTTTTAATTTGGTTATAGTTTTTATTTTAGTTATTTGGATAGTGTCAATTCTTAATTGTATAGAATCTATTTGTTCAATTAGATCAGGTTCCGGTGGTGCAGGTTTGCCGCATTGCTTAATATTGACTATAATTATCATCAGCAAAAGCGCAACGATAAAGCCTATTAATAGTATATTATCTTTTATCATGCTGCAAATTTAACTATATTAATAGGTGTATTTTAAATGTACACTATTTTGATTGATTCCAAATAAGAAAGAAAAATGAAAATAATTGTATCAATGTGATAATTGCACATAGTTTCAATGTACATTTGCTGAACAATAACGAAATAAAAACATGAACAACACACAAATCGAACCGCAAAACATTATCAGTATTGAAATCGATAATTATGATACTTATGAAAAAAATGTTGAAAGAGCATACGAAAAAAATTTAGAGCATTGCCCATGTTGTGGTAAAGCAATACCGAATCCAAAGTTTTTTGTTAACTCAATTTATGGGGGCAATTTTTATCCTGCAAATGACAAAAATCAATACAATGACGCTTGGGTTATGGGTGTAGGATCTGAATGCAGAAAAAAATTTCCAGAAGGATATATTTTTACAAACTAAAACAACAAGGGGAGCGTAAAACCTCCCCATTAATTTAACACCATGAAAAAAACAATTTTATCAATATTAATTTTGGCTTTCATTAGTACACAATCAATGTGGTACGATAAGCCAATTATAGAAACTATTCCAATAGATACACTTTTAAACGCCGTCATGGCCGTTGAATCTAATTTTGATACTATGGCATACAATGAGAAAGAAAATGCCGCAGGCGTGCTACAAATACGTCCTATCATGGTGCGTGAGGTTAACCGGTTACTTGGTGAAGACAAATACACGTTAAAAGATCGTTGGAATAAGGCAAAAAGTATTGAAATGTTCAACGTGATACGCTCACACACCAAGAACCCAACAAATGAAATGATTGCGCGCAATTGGAATGGCGGTTGGAATGGATATAAGAAACAAAGCACAATAAAATACTGGAATAAGGTAAAAAAACAATTTAAAAACAAATAAAATGACAATTACACTCACACAACACGGAGTTACGCACTCTATTGAAACCAAACAAGAATTATTTGATGCAACTGAAGCGCTTGAGATGTTCACAAATCTAATGAAGTGCGCCGGATGGGCGCAAGTATCAGTTGACAACGCAATTATGGAATTAAATGAGCAAATTGACCTATGAACTACGAAAAAACAATTATGCCTAAGCAATTTCAAATTCAAGGCGATGTAGAAAACGGTTTATGGTGTGAATTTTTAGACTGTGAATTGGATCCTATTAGGGTTGAGTTTCATTATGATAATGCAGCTACTATAATAACAGAAGACAACACCTATATAAAAATAAGTTTAGAGCAGTTAGAAATTTTAAGTTGCTTAGTGGAAGAGGCTGATGAAATGTACGAAAAAGACCTATGAAACCAGCAATTGAATTATACATCAGCACTGTGAGATTACTCACTATCATTGATCAGGTTGATATGCCAAACAACGGCTTTAAAAAGGCCATAAGAAGCATTGAAGACTGGGCGGCAAAACAAAGTTACATTCTTGAAGACATGGATCCAGAAGCACACGAAAGAATAATACATAACTTTAATGTTATAATGGATTCAATAGATCATGAGGTTTTGAGTACACCAATAGGTGAATTGACAGTTGAAGCAACATAAGTTATTAACAAAGTTTACATAGTTAGATAAGAGATTAAAGAAAAGGTATATTTGTAGTGCGAAACAATCATTTAATGGATATCACAATTAGAATTACTAAAACTTTTAACCACAACGGGCGGTTTTCATTTATCCATAATGTTTCGCAACTCCGCTCGTTTGGTTATTGATTTAAATATAAAAAAAGCGAAACAAAATGGCAAAAGAATTACCGTATTTTAAATTTGAAACATCAGAGTGGGACAATGGAACCATACAGATGTGCAGCAGAGAATCCAAAGGTTTATTTATAGACTTATGCTCAATGTACTGGGCAAGACTTGGAGATGTTAAAACTAAACTTGCAGTGCAAAAGCTATGCAATGGCAATGCAAATGCATTACAAGAGTTAATTGAAGAAGAAATTATTTATGTTATTGAAGACAAAATTATTATACATTTCTTAGATTATCAGTTAAAAGAGTTTAATGCAGTTAGTGACAAAAGAAAGAAAGCAGCTAATAAAAGGTGGGAGCAAGACACTGATAAACAAGATGTTAATGCAAGTGCATTGCAAGTGCAAAGCAAAAGCAATGCTATAAGAGAAGATAAGATAAGAGAAGATAAGAATAAAATACCCACTTTTATTGAATTTAGAGATTATGCAATAGAAAACAAACCTCTTGCAAACATCAAAGACCTGAAACTGAAATACGATAGTTGGGTAGCTAATGGATGGAAGGATGGTAACAATAAGAAGATAGTTAATTGGAAATCAAAAATACTTAATACTTTACCTTTTATAAAAGAAAGTATAGACACACCGGTTGATCAGTATGCGGCTCACATGAGAAACTTGATAAGACCATGAACATATACAATTCTTCACAACGAATTACAGAAATAGATAGTCTAATTTCTAAAGGTTTTCAGAAAGGTTATCAGATGCCATTTGCATGTTTGGATGACTTGTATAGTGTTAAATTGGGGGCAACCTCTTATTATTGTGGTCATGAATACAGTGGCAAAAGTGAATTCTTATTTGAACGTGATGTGTGGTTAAGTAAAAAGTTTGGCTTAACTCATTGCATATTTAGCCCAGAGACTGGAAGTGTTGATGATATACTTTGTGAGATAGCACACAAGTGGATAGGTAAACCATTGATTGGGCCATTCAAGGTAGATGAAAAGACAAAATACAAAGCATTGCAGGCTATTAGTCCTTACTTCCATATTGTCTCAGTGGATAAAGAAGTAAGCCTAAAACAAATCTTCACAATGGTAGATGATTACGAAAAGAAGATGGGCATCAACATAAACACTTTGACAATAGATCCATTCAATGAGTTGCAATGGGACATGAACGGATTACCGCGTGACATGTGGCTTGAAAATACACTGGGTGACATACGAAGACAAGCAAGGCAAAGAAACAAACACATCACCATTATCACCCACCCAATAGAAAGCGATAGGCTTTATCACAAAGATGGCTACATGTTACCACCAACACGAAAACAATATGCAGGGGGCCAAGCATGGGCAAGAAAGGGAGAAAGCATGGTGGCGATATGGAGACCACCGCATGACCAGAAAGATACGGATGGCATACCATTTGAAGACAATGAATGTCATATCATAGTTCAAAAGTCTAAGCCTAAAGGAACCGGTCAATTAGGATTAGGAATACTTTACTTTGACTATAAACGTTCTGCATACTTTGAATATGTGGCAGGATCAAAGTATTATGCAGGTGAGTACTATGACAGTCAAGAGTATAAAACAATTAAAGGATTAGAGGTAAAAGATAACGAACCATTTTAAGATATGAACGCAATGGAGAAACGATACACATTTGAAGTGATACTAAACTTAGATGATAAGTATTACACAACTAATCTAATGGCAGGCTATGGAAGCAATCCAGAAAATGCAATGGATAACTTGAAAGCAAAGTTGAACAACCAGTTCATGATGCTTAAGGAAGACAACTACAATTTCACAATAGGATCAATCAAACACATAACACCATGAGAGTAGAACTAAATGATTTAATAAAAGATGGAATGACTTACCAAGAAGCGGTGGAGTTTATTGAGTATAACACAAATGAACCATTTCAAATTGAAGCAAATAAAATATACAACATTGATGCTTTTGACCTATTATCTGAAATAAAAAATGAAAGTGTTGACTTAATAATTCTTGATCCAAATTACCAAGATTGGAATGAATTTTGTGCAAATGGATTAATAGTTGAATCAGTCAGAGTATTGAAACAAACTGGAAACATTCTTTGCTTTTCAAAACAACCTTTTGATTTTAAATTAAGAAACGAAGTAAACCATATTTTTAGGCGTGAAATAGTTTGGACATTTACAAATGGAGGTGCATGGGTTTCAAATAGGATGCCATTAGTATCACATCAAAAAATTTATCATTGTGTAGTTGATAACAAGAAAAGTTATTTTAATGAAAGAACTGGTGTTGATTATTCTGATAACACAAAAGATTTTAAAAGAAGTAAAAAGGTATTTGAAGGGTACGAGGAGGAAGGAAAGCAATTTGAGAAAAGCAAAGATGGCGTTTGGTTGCGTGATCATTTGCATTTTAATAAACCTCACACTGGTAAGATACCAAGTAAGCCACAAGAACTTTATGATATTCTAATAAAGTGCTATTGCCCAGAAAATGGTTTAGTTATTGAACCATTCAGTGGAAGTGGTAATTTTGCAAGATCTTGCATAAAGCAAAACAAAAATTATTTAGGTAGTGAATTAGATGAAAACGTTTTTGATTATTCAGTTAACAATATACTAAACTACATGAAGATATGACAAACCAAGAAGCAAAAGAGATACTAAACAAACCAATCATCTGCAAGGAAGCCGAGAGGTCAATAAGGGAAATGAAGATTAAGTTAAGCAAGTACACCGGTGACAAGAGTGAACAAACCAAACACCTCAGCAACTTAGACAATCTATTGAACCTTGCACACAAGCAGGCAATAGACATTGATACCTATGAAGACTTACTTGCAACCTACTTGTTTAAGATAGGCGAACAACAAGCCAAGATCAGGGAGTTAGTTGAGATGCACGCAATCAGTGAACACATCCATGAAGTTGGTATTGATGAGGTGGTGAAAGACTTTAAAAGTAAAATACAATTAAGATGATAGGATTATTTGAAGTAAGCGCAACCAAAGCAGGCAAGACAATCAGTTGCACCATGTTTGGCAACATAGCGGAAAAGGAACAATTGTTTGGTGAGTTGATGAATCAGCATAAGATTGCCCAGAGTGAACGGCATCTGTGGAAATTGTCAAACATCACCACAAAATACAACAGTTTTGATAATGACGCATTTTAAGCACGTTTACGGGACTTTGGGAGTT